TTGGCTATTTCATCAACACTATCATCTTCGTCAGCTTCTTTTTCCAACTCAGAAAGAATAGATTCAAGGTCAAGTTCTTCGTCCATATCATCTTCTTCTTCTTCTTCGATTTCATCGTGTTTTTCACCATCAGCGATTTCATCGTGTTTTTCTTCGTCTTCTTCTTCAGAAACAACTGGTGCATATTTAACACCATCGATTTCGATTACATTAGATTCGTCAACTTCTTCCTCATCTTCCTCTTCTTTAGACATAGCCATTTCGTCTTCGACTTCCTCTTCGTCCATCTTGTCTTCCATTTCGTCCTCTTTAGAGTGCATTTCGTCTTCGTGACCTTCTACTTCATCAGAAGCGATATCGGCAACATCTTCTTTTTCCTCGTCATCGAGTTCTTCAGATTCGTAGCCTTCGTCTTCAACTTCTTCTTCTTCGATTTCTTGTTGTATCTTTTGAGCCAACATTGATTTCAATTTAGGAGTGAATGCTTCTTCAAGTGCCATCTTTGCATTTGCTAAAGCTGTTTCACGAACTGCTTTTGCATCAGCAATGGCTTCTTTTAGTAAATCATCCATTTTATTTTCCTTTGGATTCAGTATAGTTATTAGGAACTATAATATAGTTTAAGTCATGATTACACTTTATGATGTGCGAATGCACGAAAGTGTTTTTAGTTTTATATAAATATATAAACTTTGAAAAAAATACACACTAAGTGAGTATTTTTTTTAATTATCTTGCGTTATCTCGTTCTTTTTCTTTAAGAACTTTGTATTTGTTTCGTAGAATTGCTTTATTTTTCTTTTCTCGTTTGATAGCAGATGGTTTTTCGTAAAATTGTCTATCACGATACTCCATTAATATACCACTATCTTTTACTTTTCTTTTAAATATAGAAATTGCTTTTTCTACTGATTGTCCTTTTCGGACTTCAACTTTAATCAAATGAACCTCTACTTTTTAGCTTCTGTTTTTGCTTGAAAATTCTTATCTACATAATTAAAGAATTTCTTTTTACCTTCGTCATCAAGTTCTGCTGGTGATTTAATTCCAAACTTTTTCATTGCCTTTGCAAAGAAATCTTGGTAATCTCCCTCATCTATATTATGACCTTCTGGTGCATCATCTCTTTCATCACCTGTAGGTAAATCTTTTTCTCTTGGTTTTCCTAAACCAATTTTTCTTAAATCATCTTTATCTTCATCACCCTCTATCTCAAAGTATCTACCAAGAACATGACCCATATCTTCATATAAACCACTCATTCTTTGTTGCAATCCATGTGATTCTTGAGCAATTTTACCAAATGATTTTGATAAGTTTGTTAACTCTTTCATATTACGATTAACAGTAACTTTATCAAACCAATCATCAGTTTCACTTAGAGTATAGGATTTTGCGTTATTGGCGATGGTTGATAATCTTTCTGCGATGTTTTTAAGGTCTATTTCTTTTTGAAGTACTTTACCAAAACTTGCGAACTCTCTTATTGCTTCATGTACTTCTTTTGCAGATATCTTTTCTTCTTTACCATAGATATCTTCTACGATACCTGATAGAGAAGAACCAGTATCACCGATAGGTGGTGTTGATACCACTCCACCCAATACTGAGAAATTTTCTTTTACTAAATCTTTTAACTTTGCCATTTTGTGTCTCCTTATACTCTAATAAATATACTATCTTCGCTTTTTTCCGCCAAGATAACTACGAAATCTTTTTTCTACTTTGTTCCATAATACCCTTAACATCTCTCTAACACCTAAACTGGTATCACCTGCTTTACCCTCCATAATACCACGAATTAAATCCATAGCATCATATCGGTTACCTTTAACACCATCCATCATCATTTTAATAGATTGTTGAGATGCCTTGTTAAAAATCTTACCCATTGTTTTGATATCTTTTTCTACAAACTTTTTTGCTTCAGGTGTTGAGAACTTCATCTTTGCTGGATTGAACGATGATTTTCCACTCATCGAACCTGGTACATATCCACCAGCACCACTATATTCATCTAAACCAGATTTACCATCAAGGTATGTATGAACACTTTGTAAATTTTCTAACGCGATAGTGAGAGCAGATTGTAACCATGCAGGTAATTCTACTTCACCATCTTCATCTTTTTTCATACCATCAATAATCTCATAATTCATACGAGCCAGTTTTACACTTCTCTTTAATTGAGATTTTGCCATCTGACCCTCATGGTCACCTTTCTTCTCATTAAGACGAAAATCTTTCCATTGAGACCACATTTTATGTGTCATATCACTCATTAGTAACTCGCGTAGATATCTTTAAAATTCTTATATTTTCTTTGTGCCTGTTTGAACAACATCTTATCTAATTTTGCCCTAGCATCCATCAACTCGTTCATATGGTTAAACATCATATGTAAAGTAATAATGGCCTGATAGGCTTTTTCTAAATGTCTGTTTCTCATTACTTGAGCCAAATGTAATCTTGCTTGATTATGATTATTATAATCAGTCATCTTGGCAATATAATCAATATCTTTTTGTGGTAACATTGCCTCATTAACATTAATTGGTTTTTCAGTTACCAATCCACCTAATACAGAAATTTCATTTAATAAATTTTTTAACTTTGCCATTATATTCTCCTTACCAAATCCTTGCAAACGCACCTGTTGTGATAGTATTAGACATCTCACCAATTCGTTTACCTCTTTCTGCAGCATTCTTCCCCATATATTTATTATCAGGATATCTTTCTTTATCTTGTTTATCTCTTTCTAAATCTGACTTATAATAATCTACCTGTTCATAAAACTTTACCATAGCGGTTGTGATATCACTTAATGCTCTCATTACATCAGATTCATTTTTCGGGTCCATCTTTTTACCTTTCATTATAGCATATGAAACTGCATTTGGTTTACCACCAACTAATCCAGTAATTAATTTATTAGCATAATCTTTTGTTTTCTTAATTACACCTTTTACTTTTGCAGGGTCATCATAGAGATTTGTTATTGCATCTTTATATCTTCTTTCGTTTTCAGATTTGAAATCATTATCAGTTCTCCACTTCCAAGAACCAGATTTAATATCCATTCTTAATTTTCTTATCTCTTTAGCACCCATATAAGGCATATCTTCATCCAATGAGATTTTATAAAACTGAATCCCATCTATCTTTTTAACTGAATTTGGACTTTGCCATCCGTATTTATTTAAACCGAATGTTCTCATATCTTCAGAACCATATGCTGTAGGATTTTTTACTTGAATATCTTTACTTCTCCAACTTCTTGTGTACCATAATGCCTTACCATCTTTGAATACACATACGATTGTTCCTTTATCTATTTCTAAATTAGATTCCCAATATCTATTACCTTTTGCATAAAGAGTTACTTTCTTACTTGCTACTGCAATTGAAACACCCTTTCCAGGTAATCGAGATTGTTTTGTAATTTGACTATCTTCAATTTTACTTGCCTCTAAACCTTGTGTTGCCAAGTAACTATATAAATCTCTATCTAAAGAACCTCTGTTGTTCATAGAAAACTTTCTTAGTAGTTTACTTTTAAATGCCTCTGTTAGATAGGAAACCTTTGATTCTTTTAATATATCTTTTAGTTTAATCATGTTAATCTCACTTGTTTTCCGAATTTACTCCACAATTTACCCATAAATATATACAATTGTTTTTCGTTCATTTTATCAATTTTATCTTTTGCATTTTGTGGTGCTTTATCATATACTTGTTTAAATAAATTAGCAGTCATACCATCTACAGTTCTACCTGCAAGTTTTCCAAATGATTGGTCGTTTGCCATCTTCATAATCTTTTCTACACCTTTACCCTCATCAATATTTACTGATTCGTAAAAGAAATCATCCATTGGTTTTTCAACTTGATAACGAATATTATCCCACACACTACCTTTTAACTTTTTCAAAACTTCTTCAAAGTTCATTGCCATTTCATTTGCTTTAGATTTTTTAGCAAACTTCATCAACATTTCAGTTTCTTTTTCTAATTTTTTCCAATTGTTTGTGTATCGTTTAAGTAAAGCAGAAGCTTGTTTTTTTACTTTTGGGTTAACTGCTTCATTTACTGATTCTTTCTTTGAATAATCTGGGTCAAGTTTTTTCATCTTGATTAAAATATCTCTTAACATTTCTCTATCAGTAGAATCATATCCTATTTCAAAATCTGGTTTCTTCTTTAATAATACTGAGTATGCTAATCCAATATCTTTCATCTTTAAAGTTCTTTTCTTCTTATCTGGATAAATACCCTTTGGTCCATAGAAATCATTCATATACTTTACAAATTGTTTGTAATGTGCAACTTCGTTTATTGTACCCTCACCTAAATCTTTAGTTTGTTTTTTCATTCTAACTGGATTCACTAAACTTAGTGATTCTTTAGATAATAAATCTTTGGCCTTTAACATAAACTCTATCCAATGTTTCTTATATAGATTCATTAATTGTATTCCTGCATTTCTATCTTTACGAGCAACATCTTTAATTTTCTTTTTGATTTCTTTATCAATTTGAGCCATCTTCATTTCATCTAATCCATATGCCTCTTTTAATTGTTTATCTTCTTGACCAGTTCCACCAGGTGATTTCAGTTTATACTTTGGGTCAACTGCAGAAGTAGTATAACCACAGGCTTCCATCTCTGTGTTTGTTAACTCTTTGATTGTTTTAACTAACCACTCTTTCTTCACTTTTTCTGGTTTTCCTTTATGTGTTGTTGAAGCATACTTTTCAGTAGACTTCTTATCCATTGATTTTGCTGCCTTCTTTACTGCGGGTGAGGCATCACTTGGTTTCATTTCTCCCTTTTTAAGAGCATGAACCATACCCATAAATTTTTGTTGAGCCTTAGATTTAGAAGGCATTACTTTGCTAAACCATCACCATTGAAACCAGTGTTGATTTGTCCACTTGCTGGTATCTTTGCTTTTTCTAAACCCTCATCTCCACCTAAAGAATCATTACCACTTTTAACAAATGGATTGTTAGGTATAAGATTTTCTACTCCACTATCACCACCGATACTATCGTTCTTCTTTGGAATTTGTGGTAATGTTTTATCTTCTAAACCTGGCATATTATTCTCCTCTTATGATTTTGTTAATCATATCTTCTGCTTTACAATACTGACCACAAGTTCTACCTTGAGTTTGTGATTTATCAACACTCTCTTGTAAAGGATACATGAATGCACCATGTGTAGATGGATTACTTACAAAATCAAATGCAATTAATTCAAAATCTTTTCCAACTTTTGTTGTTGGTGAACCATCTGCTTCTTCTATTGTTTCAACTGAACCCATACCACGAGAACTGATACCGAGTTTAATTCCATTCTTAAATAATTCTCTTAGAATGTTTCCACTTGGTGTGGTTAGGATTTCAACTGTTCCTAATAAGTTATCACCTTCCCAATGCATTTCAGTAATGTTATGTGATACATTTTGTAAATTAACTACTGAAGAATCTGGATGGTCAAGTTCACCGAGTGCTCTTTTCTGAGTTATAAATTGTTCAGAATAATTTTTTGCTTCTCTCTGTAAAATCTCCATTGGATATACTCTTCCATTTTGATTCTTTGCATTTGCTCTTTGTAACACACCTTTAACAACTAACTTTCCGTTGTTTTCTTTTAGTGATTCGTTTATCTGTTCGGCAGATAACTCGAATGGTATGTAATCTACTAATAAGTTTCTCATTATTTCATCCTCTTAACCATTCCTACAACTTCTCTCATGAATTTTGTTATATTTTCTTTGTAGGACTTTTTAATTTGTGTTGCCAATTTTTTATTTTCTGGTCTTGGGTCTTGAAGAAACACTTGTTCAATCTTTAACATTCTCTTTCTTAATACACCCTCTTCCTTTATAAACATTTGTAATTCTTTTTTAGCTTTCTTTACATCATCTGGGCCTTCACTTATTTGGTCATTTCCTCTCCAATCACTAGCTTGATTCTCTTGATGTTTTTTCATTACCGATTGTAATGTTGGTAATGGTTGACCAAAATCTCTTTGTAATAAATCGATACTTTCTGTTAAATATTTATCGTTTGTCTTACCCATTAGATTTTATCCATAAGTTTTTTAATTTGTTTTAACATTCTAGCAGTACCTTGTGCATTTTGAAACACACCATAATCTTCACCAACTTTTACTAATTCATCAAACTGGTCTCTTAAATCGTATTTCATTTGTCTCCAAGTTCTACTATCAATTTTTTTAGCAGGTACAACTTTAATATTACCCTCTTGTATTCTTTCTTGATAATCTTTCTTTACACTATCTAATGTTGGTAATGGTTCTCCAAAGTTTCTTGGTTGTGAGAATGCGTTTTTTGCTCCAACTACACCCTCTTTTAATTCAGTTTCACATCCACCACATCCACAATTACATACCTCTTCTTTTATTAAATCTTTTAACTTAATCATTTTAAATTCCCTACTTTGGTTGCCATCTTAACTAATCTTTCTGAAATCTTAGTTAATGCCTTATGTGTGTTTTTCCAATAGTTTCTTGAATCAACATTTAATTCTGTTTTCAATCTAACTGCCATCTTTACTGTTTTATCTAATTCATTTAAAGAATTTTTAACCTCACGAATACTATGTCCAATTTTTTGTTTTGGTGTTAAAGATTCATCATTTCTCCACTCGTGGTATTTACCCTCATTTACTGATTCAGTTTTTTTATCAATTTGTTTACCAAATGCAGTTTGAACACGAGTTACATCAAGAACACTTTTAATACCTTTCTTCAATTGTTTACCCACAGTTATTTTTGCTTCACCTTTACTATTTGCATCTACAATAACTTTACCAAATGGTGTTTTAACTGCCCATTTTACTTCATCAAGTTCTTCAACATTAGATTCATCCACTTTATCATATCCACTACCACTAGCAATAGAATTTCTTCTATCCATTGAACCCTTACCACTAAAGGCATTTGGTGTCATATATCCAGGTGTTGCTGCGGAAGTAGAGACTTCTTCGATTTCTTTACGAATCATATTTCGTAAAGCTTCTATAAATGCTTTTTTACTTATCTTTGTGGACATTATCTAACTCCTTAATCAATTCATAGTATCTCATCAAAGACACGACATGGGAATCTTTTACAAACTTCCCACCTACTGCGTTATCGGTGTGTTTAATGGCTTCAGTTAATTTAATCTTAGTGATTTTATCATTTACTTTTGATAAATGATTTTTTAACTTAGATTTTACTTTTGTAACTTCAGTATCTATGAATTCTCTCAAAGAGTTAGTGTTTGATAGGTTGTTGATGTACTCTCTTAATAGATTTTTTTGAGATTCATTTAGATTGCTGTATTTTTTGTTGAATTTATCTACTAACAACTGATAAGTAAGTAATCTTACATCAGAATCTTGTGTTGAGTAGTTTTCAACTACTTTATTTTGTGATTTTTTAGTTTTTGTGTTTGAAAATGTGATATTTTCTAAAATAGTGATTTTTGAATCTGTTTCTTCAATAGTATCAACTACATCTTTAATAGATTCGTTTTCAAATAGAGTGTAAACAGATGCTAACACCTTATAATTTGGTATTCTTGCATTAAAAAATGCAGTTACATCATAATTCTCTTTAATTGTTTTAATTAAATTGAATTTTTCGTTTTTTAACTTACGATTTGATAATTTTCTACGATTTTTTATTACTGCTTCAATCAAAATGTTTGCTTGTTCAGTAGTTTTGTATTTTTTCTCAATTAAAACTTTGTAAAGTTCATTCTCTTTACCTAATTGAGTTTTTTCATTAAAGAATTCTTTAATGATTTTAACAGAAGGCGAGTTTTTTGAATCATTCATCACATCAACTGCGATTTGTCTCGTTAATAATTCAAAAAGTATACCCGTATTCTTAATTTTATTATGTTTTTTTCGATTCGACATCAAACACTCCATTTTTAACTATTTCATCACATATATAAATATAAAACTTTCAAGAAATCGTTATTTATCTTCCTTAAAATCTTCATATTCTTCACTTATTTTATCACTATCTGTAATTGTTTCTTTTAATACTTGTCTTCCGTTAGGACCAAGTGCCTTTTTCAATGCATCATAATGAGCTAAAGCCAAAGGAACACCAGCACCTCTTTTACCTAATGGGTCTCTACCACGAGCACTTCCATCTTTAGTATACTTTGGTACTTCTTTAGGTCTTCCTGCTCCATCAAATCCACCCTCTGGTGAACCACCCGCGTTATCAAATATTGAACCAGCTACACTATCTTCATCACCACCACCCTCTTCTGCAGATGATTGCATATCACTTGGTGTACCAACTGATTCTCCACTATCTTTCGGGTCATTACCCTCAACAGATATTTGTTCATATCTAAATTTCTGTTTCTGGTCTTGTACCACTTCATTCTCCATATCCTTGATTTGGTCATCAGAGAAGTTAAATAGGTTTTTGTAAATCCAATCACTACTCATCATTTGATTTTCTTTCATATCACGAGCAAGATTAATTTTATTACTCCATAATTCAATCTTCTCTTGTTCATAAATTGTAGATGGATTTGTTAATTCTAATTCAAAATTTGTTAATTCTGCATCTTGATATCCTTGTGAATACAAGTGAACAACTGCAATCTTAGTTAACTCACTAACAAGAATTCTTTGAACTCTCTCAATAGTACGAGCAAACCTAACATCCTCAGCTGCCAATGTTGCTTTACTACCAAGTGATTCCTCATATCCTAAGAATGCTTTTGGTACATGAAGTGCTGCTAACAAACGATTCTTCAAATATTCAATATCTTCTGTAGTTTCATAAGTCATTCCAGGTAGAGTATCAACTTGTGTTCCACTATCACCACCTCGTACTGGTAAGAAGAAATCCTCTGTTAAATTCTGAATGTTAAACTTCAAGTTATAATCACCAGTCTCGTTATCGATATATGGTGTCTTCTTCATCTTATTGATGATTCTTTGCATATAATTATCAACTTCATTTGGTGGAATGTTTCCAATATCCACTTTGAAGATTCTCTTTTCTGGTGCTCTCATGATTCTATGAATTAACATAGCATCTTCCATCAATGTAACTTGTTTCCAAACTTTACGAGCACTTTCTAACATTGATTTACCATAAGGTAAAAGATTACTATCACTTGCTAATCTAAAGTGTGCAATTTGGAAGTTTTCAAACTCAACCTTTTTACCTGTCGTTGAACGAGCAAAATAAGGATGAGTAGTGTGTTGTGCCTCCAGTCTAAATTTTACTAAATATGGATTTTCTGGGTCTTCACCCTCAACACGAAGTAATTCGTATGTAGAAACTGGCACTACATTTGTAATACCATACTTATCTTCGATATCCAAATATAAAAAGAAATCACCATACTTACATAGATTTCTTGTCCATGGCCATAAATTAAATTCGATATTTAAAATATCATAAAATAAATTATGTAGAATTTCTTTGATGTTGTTATTATCTGTAACAATATTCAATACTTGTCCATATGGATTTTTCATAGTAGATTCATCTGCGTAGATATCAAGTGCAGATGAGATAATACTATCACTATCCATACTTTCATAATCTTTAAACAACCCTAATCTCGCTGCCTGTAATTGTGCGAATGTGGAATATCCACTATTTACTAAATCTAATCCACTATGTAGTTTAGAATATCTATCCACTAAATGTGATTTAGTAGTTGCTTGAATTTGTGCAGTATCTGCGACTTTTAGTTTTTTACCACCAACATTTCTTACAATAACATTGGTACTGAACAATCGTCTCAGTCTACTATATAATGATTTATCGGCCATTTTTTACCTCACTTACAAGAGCCATTCCAATGACTCTTTTTGTTTATTATTTTTACTTCCAACTTCCCAATCCCATGAATCATTCTTTTTAACATCATCATCGGTATATACGCCTTCTATATCTTGAAGTCGGTTTAATGTTTTTTTCGTTAACTCTATTCCCTCAGTTCGTAATCTTAATGCAGTATCACGAACCCATAAACCTATAGCAAATGACATTACCAAATCATCATTATATCCTGTCATTGCCTCGGCTTTATTATTATTATAGATGAAAGTAAATAATTCATCAATCAAACGATTTGAACGAACTACTACACTTTCCTCTCTAAAAAATTCTTCTAGCTTAGCTATAATTAGTGGACGGGTCTTCATTGTCGTTGTAAATCCTGCCACCATATTTTTTTCTTGAGCTCTGTATTTATTTGTCATCTGATGTTGTATATCGATGTATTTTAAATCTTTACTCGTATAAAATAGATTAGGATAATCCCTATCTATTACTTGTTGGATGGTTGCCCAACCAATATTATTGTTTTCTATAATTAGTAGAGCATCGTTATATTCCGTTGAAATACTCACCAACATATTACCAAAATCTTTTGTTCCAAGTTTACCTTTGTATTCTGCTACTTGTTCTACATTCTCTACATCAATAACATGAAAAGCAGAAAAGTCTGCTGAATCTCCTCTACCAACATCGGCACATACTATATAATCTCTTGTGTAATTTGGTGGTTTCCATATCCACAAGTTTCCATCAATACCTCTTTTTTCAATCGGTTCTTCACAATATGCCTTTCTACAATTCTCTAATACAGTACCATCAATAACAGAAGTACCAGAAGTAATAAAATCACAATCACATTCTTGTGCAGCACCTTGTAAACCTAATAGTTCATCTTGTTCTACTCTCCAAGCTTCATCTCTATCTGGATGTACACTCCAATGTAGTTTGATATCATTGAACATACCTCTACCTTCTTCTGCCTGTACCCATGTTTGATGAAACCAATTACCCACACCATTAGGTGTAGAAAGAGCGATACAACTACCACCCGTTGTAAGTGTTTGTTGAGATGCAGTCCATATATCATCAATCTTATCAATAAATGCTGCCTCATCCAATATCAATAATGATAGAGCTTCAGAACGAGCTGCTTCGGTTGATGATGCAACTGCTTTTATCTGAGAACCATTAACATATCGTAATGATAATTTATTATCCTCAACACATCTTTGTTTTAACCAACTTGGTAGGTTTGCGTGCATAACACGAACTTTCGTAACCAAGTTTTTTGCAGTATCTTGTTTTGTTGCAATAACCAATATATTTTTATCTTGGAAGAATGTCATCTGCCATAAAGAGTAACCAGCAGTTAATGTACTTATCCCTAACTGTCTTGCCTTTAAAATAATATTGAATCGATTATCCTTAAAATCATTGACCGTTTCTTCTTGAAATGGATACAATGTAAAAGGTATCTTACCCTTAATCGGGTGTTGAATCATACAATACTTTTTTAAAAAGTAGACAGGGTCTTGAGCACATTTAATATACTCTGATTTGATTACTTCTTTTAATTGTTCAGCCATTATTTTAGTTGTCCTGCAAGATTAACTGAAATTGCCGTAGCACCGACACCATAAACAAACCATAACCATTTGTTTTCGTGCCATTTAGGTTTTACGACTTTAACTTTTTCCTTATACAGATTAATTGTTTCTTTCTGTAATTGAAGTTGCTGAGTTCTAAAATCAATAATTAGAGAATCAGATTTTGCATTCTCTTCTAATAGTGAGATTTGTTTTTCTAAATCTCCTACTAAAGATACATTCAAACTATCTTTCATTTCTAACTCTTTGATTTTGTTAGTGAACCCAAGAACTTCTTCCTCTGAAAAGGTAAAAGTTTTCTTATCTTGCCCAAACAACAAACCAAGAAATAATATGTAAATAAAATATCTCATATATATAAATATATACTACTTACTAAATTTCTTCAAATATTTTACTGCTTCATCAACATCGTCTGTTTTGACTGCTTCTTCGGCTTTTGCTATTTGTTTTTTAGTGTTGGTTACTTTTCTTTTAAGATTGCCAACTTCTTTTTTGTTGACTTTCTTCTTCTTCTCAAGTTTCTCTACTTGTTTTTCAAGTTTAGAAACCTCTTCGTTTTTTACTTTAATCGCTTCATCTAACTTTTTGACTTCTTCTTTTTTCTTTCCGCCAAAAAATAAATTCATGATAAATTCGATGATTCCGCCCATTATTTTCTCCTTGTTGGTTTTTTAATTCCACATTGTTTTAACAATTCTTCAAACGATATACCTGTTGGTTTATAATCGATGTCCGCCTCTTCTAAATCCATTAACTTTTCCATAATCCTTGTGTATACTGATATATTTCTTGTGGTCTCATTTGTACCTACACGATTATGATAATCTAATGCTGTTTCACCTAATCGTGCAACCAAGTTCATTATATCAAGAACTATGTCCTCCGGCAGTATCAAGTAATTTCTCTTCCTCATTGATATCCTCTTCAAGTTTATTTATGTGTTCTTGTGCTTCTTGTACAAGTTTGTCAAACTGTTCTTCACCCATTTCCCACTTTTCTTTTTCAAGTTCAACTTCTTGTACACCAACTTGATTAAAGAACTCTTTCTTACCGCCAGTTTTTTCAAAGTCAACAAGACTTTGTTTTAAATCTTTAACATATGATTTTTTGTTTTCAAGTACTTTTCGTTTTGCATATTCTTCAAACTTACCTTGATATCTAAGTTTGGTTTCAATTTCTATTTGACAATCCATACAATGACCCATCATTCTCCAAAACTTATCATCGAGTCTTTTCTTCATTGCCTTTTTACAATTAGGACAGAATAAAGGCATCCTAACTGATTGCATCACTTTACTTAATTCTGATTCTCTTGTTTGTCCACCAAGATTTTCTTGTTGTTTACCCTCGTATCCTACTTGAACATAATCTTTTTCATATTCCTTACCAGACATCAAATCCTTTAAGGCTTTGTTTTGTCTTTCCATATCCTTACTATAATTTGCCATTGTAACTCCTATCCAAATTTTATACTACCGAGTATTTGATTGATTGGAGCAAATGCACCTGTGAACTTATATACTTTTCCTTTGTATTTGAAAACTATACCCTCACTTGGTACGATTGCATCTAATCCACCAATCTTCTGTAGTTTTTGTATTTGTAATTTTAACTTTTTAAGTTTTTCTATATTATCAGGTTTTTGCAAATCTTTCATTGCACTAATCATTTCTTTTCTCATTTTTTGTATTGTTCTTTTTGGATTCACTGCCATATATCCACTTATGTTTTTCAATATCTCAGCACCAACTTGAAAGAACAATATTTCAAATGGTTTTATATTATCTTTAAACATTTTGTTATGGTCAAGTTTATCAGTATTGATTATCCAATCTAAGAACTTTGGATTCTCACCAAAATCTTTTCTAATCTCTTGTATCTTATATGATTTATCAAAGTATGCCCATCTACGAATTAACTTAGCAAATTGAGCAGGTTTTAATTTTACACCAAATTGTTTTGATGCATTATAAATATACTCTCTCCAATATGCTTCATGATACTCACCTAATGTGTCTCTATCACTTAAACTATATTGTGATTGTAGTTTTTTTAATTTTCCTAAAAACATATTTTTCTTCTTACCAAAATCTTGTACTTTTGGTACGGTTAAGAAGTTTGGTTTACCAATCTTAAACATTTTTTGTATGTGATTGTTTGTTTGTTTAATCATACCTGCCAACATTCTTGCAGAATCCTTTGGTTGTCCTATTGGTCTACCACTTTCATCATACTCTAATGTACCATGAAATACTATTTCTGCCACATCATAATCTACTACATTTGCAGTTGCTGGATACATAACCTCTAAATTCATCCATCGTTTACCATTACCGAAAACTTTTTCTTTTTGTTTATCGGATAATGAACCGATTGATTTTTCTAAATCTTTCATTGCACCTACGAAAGCTTTTTCTATATTACCTCTACCACTAAAGATACTCTTTACACCTTTAGTATCTGGTGCAGTTTTACCAAAATTCTTTAGGTGTCCTTTGTTTCTGGCTGCTTTTAACTTACCATCAATCCAACTCACCATTAGATTTTGTCCATCGAGTTTCTCTGTAACCCCATCTTCTCTATCTAACTTTCCTCCTATACCATTAATAATTATGGTCTTTAAATCTGAAAATGTAAGATTATTGTCATCAAAAGGATGACTCATGTGTCCATAGGCTCCACCCATTAATAATAACTCCTTTGTCTCGTTAATAAATGATTCTTGCATCTGTTTAATTCTATCACCCATCTCATCTTCTTTAGGTGTTAAATCAAGTTCAGATGCTCTTTGTGTATTTTGGTCTTGTGTTTGTACACCAGGTAATGCAGGTGCCTCAACAGGTACACCAGTAACATTTTTCTCATTTGGTGTTAATCCCATCCACTTTACTATTTCGTAATCTAACCCACCTACAACTTTTTCTATCCAATCTTTATATGCAATTACTGGGTCATCTTCTCCAAATCTTTCTCCGTATGGGCCTGCACCTTTTCTACCATAGGCAACTGTCGGTACTTTGTTCATTCTTGTAGTAAAATCCAAACCTGGGTCTGATGCATTTGGACTCAAGATATACTGAACAATTTCCCATCCCATACTTTTAGGATACATACTATCAATCCATTGAGTAGTATGTGTTTTATAATCATCAAATCCATCGTAATATGTTGGTGGACCATCATCAATAGGAACTCCTGCTCTATCTGATGCCTCTTTGATTAATTTATTGATATCTACTTCTTGTATAAACTTATCAAATGTTTCAAATAACTTTTTGAATTTATTATTCATCATTTGAAAAACACCTTTATCATAGTATCCAAATGCTTGTTTGAATAATTTTTCTCTATCTTTTTCAAACTCTGGTGAACCAAGTAGCTGTCTCATCACAGTACCACTCACTTCTTTACCACCAACTCTGACCGATTGGTGTGGTGCGGTCATAAAGTATCCATGTTCTTCATAACCCTTTAGATTTTTTTTGTTCTTTTTGTAATCTTGAAAATATGATAAACCACCAGATTTCTTTCTACCACCTGCCAATCTACCTGCATCTTTTTCACCAAAAATATAAACTACTGCAGTCGTTGCAGGGTCATATTTTTTAAGAACATTTTCTGCCTTAAGTGGTACTTTTTCCTTAACAATTCGATTTTTAGGAACACCCATTTTTACCATGTGTCGAACTTTTTCTGCAAAGTTCATAGGGTGTCTCGGTGGTTTTTTTATATCAGATGTAGTGATGTATGCATCATCTACTTTAGATTTCAACCACTTGTAGGTTTTTAAGTGGTGTGGCCCAAACGGTTGATACCGTCCACCATAAATACCTACAACCTTTTTAATCTTTTGTTCGGAAATGGTTGTAATATCCCCATTTTCCATACTTGAATATACAACATTTTCCATATATGTGTCAAGTGTTTTTTTCAAATTTTCAAACTTTTTATACCCACTACCATAAGGAACTGAAGTGTTACCTTTCTTCTTCATTTTCTTAACCATCTTTCTACTTGGTGATGGAATCACTCCTGCAGGTGCACCAAACTCTTCATTTTTCTTTTTACCATCACAATGTGCTTTTTGAGAAAATCCTTTTGGATTATCACAATTAATACTCTTCTTGTATTTATCACTCCAACCCTCATTCTTTTCTTTGGTTTTCTTTTTCATTTGATTAATAAATTTTCTATAAACTGCTGCTTGAGATTTTTTACCCATCTCTCTTGCTCGTTGTTCCATAGCAACTGCTGCCTGTATCTTATGTGCATGTGATTTACCACTTGATTTAATTTTATTTACTGATTTCTCAGCATCTTTCACAGTTGCAAACTTTAATCCTTTGATTGTACCTTTTGGATTCTCATCGGTATATAAATCTGAATGAGATGAAGAACCTCTATGTTGTCCTTTTTTTCTTGGAATTCTTGCTGCCTCATCCTTTTTCTTCTTTTTCATAATAGTTTTTAAATCAGAATCTTTTGTTTTTAAACCAACAGTATCAGGATTATAATATCTATGTTCACCATCTTTTTGATTACCTGGTAATGCACTATTTTGTTTTATGTAATTTGGGAAGTTTAACATCTCATTAATAACACCACCTCGTTCATTAAACCACTTTCTAAATTGTGCAGGTTTACCTACGGTTACTTTTCCGTTTGCAATTTTTTCCATTTCTTTTATAAATGGGTCTCTATAACCTGGATTCTTATACATCAAACTATCTATTAAAAAGATATCTTGAATATGAATTTGATTCACAAGTATTTCATTCCATCCATATTCTGATGGTTTATCTTTTTGACTTAATATGTGTCTTTTAATTTGTGGTTGATATTTTCTCAATATCTTATAACACATATCAACATATTTTTTAATCCATTTTGCTTTTATTGGATTTAGTATTTTTCTAGCTTCTTCTTCTACCTCATTCCAACTCCAATCACCATCCTTTTCTTTCTCTAATCTATCTTGTACTTTTTGTTTTGTATCCCATTCTAAATCTCTCCATACTGTATAATCAATTTTTAGTTTCTTAATTCCTGCATTTACCTCTTTAGCTATTTTCTCACCAGCAACTTTACCTGCTAATCGCCATGGTGGAACCCATCTACGACCTGTTTTATCTGGAAAACTTTGCATATCTCTTGTACTTGCAACTAATAAAGTTCCCTCTATTTGAAATATAACTCCACCCTCAGTTTGTATTCCTCTTCCTTTTGCAAGTTTCTCACCTTTATCTACTTTGGTAAATGTAGATAGTGTACTTTTCTTACCAATAATTCTTTTTATTTTTTCTGCACCTTTAACACTACTAACATGGAATACACTTACTTTTTCTTTACCAATCATTTTTTGTATAAACTTAGTAGATAGTGGCATATACTTAGCATAGTACCCACCAAATAATCCTTGAAATGATGATTTAGTATGAACAGAATCAAATCCAGGTTTTCTTTCATTTATCACACCCTCACCTAAATACAATTTCTTTTCTAATTCTTTTATCTTATCACCTATTTGTGAACCTCTTAATCCTACGAATTGTTTACCACCTGGTCTTACACTTAATTTAAAGTTAACAAGTTTCTTAAAATTTTTACCTATCATCTTACCATAACTTATAATTTGGTTTGGTGTTAATGATGTTCTTTCTTGTGCCTTTTTTACATTGTAGATATTTGATGGTTTAAAATCATTTAAGTATACTAAAAATGTTATATTCTTTACATCATCACCACTATACTTTAATTGATTTAAAATCTTTGGTAACTTATCTATTTTGTTTGCTCTTAATATAAATGAAAGAAATAAAATAAAATCCTTGACATTTGGATAAGGTTTACTTATATTTAACTTGGGAAACATTTGTTTAGTGAATCCAAACTTATCAAGTGCCTCCATAAATAATTTTTGTGATTTTCCTTTTTGTATTCCTTTTATAAATTCTTCTCTAATTCTTTCTCTACTAACCCCTTGTAAACTTGG